AATATATTAAATAAATATACAATTTATATTAAATAAATATACAATTTATATATATATATATAAATTATATATGAAAAACATTTTAAAAAATTTAAAATATACAAATAAAATATTATTTTTGATAATAATATTTTTAGTAATTATGTTTTTTTGTATTTACAAATTAAATAATAACAAATCATTAAAAGAATTTTATGAAAATATTTTAGACAATTGTAATTCATGTAGTGCTAAACCATATTCTGGTAATTGCAAACCGATATATGATTTAAGTTTTAATATAAATGAATCAAAAACTCGATCTAATGGTAGAAATATATATGATATAAGTTTAATAGATATTAATTTAGTATTTTGTGAATGGGAATCTATAGGAAATAGTTGTATGTTAGACGAATCTAATAATTTTGTGAAAAATTATAAAGATTATCTATGTTGTAATGAAAGTATATATACAAATAATTTAAAAACAATAAATAAAGAGTTAGGATTAGAAAGCAATTGTGCTAACTTAAATCGTTATCAACTTGATTTAACTTCATTTTTAGATAAAAACACGGCAAATAAAATGTGTAAAGATCAAACTATAATACATAATAAAAATATACACGATGATACTATTTTACAAGTAAAAAATGATATAAGTGGTGCAGTTTTTTATAAATATAGTATAGATTTAAGTTCAGTATTTTTAGATGAATCATTAACTAAAAGAGAATTATTAGATTATTTGAATGTATATGAAATAAAATATAGAAAAACTTACCGAACAGTTAATGATATTCCAGATGATATTCCAGATGAAAATCTAGATACTAATGAGAAAACATTAATGAATAATTATGATAATAATGATGAAAATAGAAGCAATTTTAAAAAAACAACAGATATTAGTATAAATATAATAAAAAATTATTTGAAAAATTTAGATGATAATGATCCCTTATATGATGATTATTATTATAATATAAAGTATGATTTATTAAATATGATAAGTGTAAGTGATGTTTCATATTATACTATAAAATATGTACCATTTACAAAAACTCAAGTAAGTGATTATATAAAAAATTATAAACAAAATAATAGTTATGTTCCTAGTATACATGATAGAAATAGAATATTAATGGCAGATGAATATATGGATTGTAGTGGTAGAACTCATGAAACACAAAATTTATATAATGAAAATATGTATTTTGATGATTTAACAAAACCAGATAATCCATATGATTTAAATATAATAGATAATAGTAATTATTTTTTTACACGAATTGGTAAAACAGATAATTATGATGATACTACTTGGAAAGCTTATAAAAATACACAAGACACTCCAGCAATTGATAGAGAAATGGAAAATATTTATATTGATTCATTAAATAATAATTTGTATAATAATGTAGATAATGATAATAAAGTATCAGTGAATGTTATAAATACATATTTGAACGCAATAAATAATTTTTATGAAAAAAATATAAATAAAAGATTTTTTGATAATAAACATGATAAATTAATATTTGAAAATAATCAATTGAAAATAAACAGAAATTCATTTTATTCAAATCAAAATATACCAAATGATATAAGTTATAGTTGCTATGATAATCCAACAAGACGGAGTGAATATTGTGGTCCAGAACCATATTATGAAACGAAAATAAATTAATAATAATAATAATAATACAAATATATATAAAAATAATATTAATAAAATATAATATATAATGAATTTATTAAAAGATAGTTGGACATTATATATTCATTTACCAACAGATATAAATTGGGCATTAAATAGTTATAAGAAAATAACAACATTTAATAAATTAGAGGATTCAATAGTATTATTAGAATATATGAATAGCGAATTGGTAACAAAATGTATGTTATTTATTATGAAAAATGATGTAAAACCAATATGGGAAGATTCTAATAATTCTCAAGGAGGATGTTTTTCATATAAAATATCAAATGATATAGTTCACGATGTATGGAAAAAATTATGTTATTTATTAATTGGTAATACATTAATAGATGATACTGAAATATTATATAATATAAATGGTATATCAATAAGTCCAAAAAAAAATTTCTGTATTATCAAATTATGGTTGAATGATATAATACATATGAAAAATAACAAAATATTTTCAAATTTATTAAATAATGAAGAACAGGATAATGTATATGATCCTTTTAAAATTCATGAATTATGTAATATTGATAAACATTTATGTATATTCAAACAACATAAATTGTTATATTAAATAATTTGATTCAATATATTAGGTAAATATATAAACAAAAAATTGTAACTAATTAAAATATCGTATGGTTTTATATAATTATTTTTGTTATTATTTTTTATATCTTCATATCCTAATTTTATAATATTACAATAATATATAGCTTTTTTTAAATCATTTACTAAATTATTATTGTAATTCAAATTATTGATTTTCATTTTCAAAGTTTTATCTAATTTTTCTATTTCATATTCAGAAATATTATTTAATAAATTTAATTTATAATTCATATCAACTCTACAAATAGGACAAGTATCTGATTTTATTAACCAATTATATAAACAATGATCATGTATGCAATGATTATTTATACATTTATATTTAGATGCATTTGATATTAAATCTAATTCACAACAAATAGCGCATCTATAAGAATTTTTATAAAAATTGATTATTTTATTTTTATTTTTTGAAATATATTTGTTTATTAATATAATTTGTTTATCATAATTCATATAATATAAAATATTTATATATTGTACTAAAATATATAAATATTTACAAAAATTTAATAAATTATTATGCAGATGGTAAAGGAGCTAAACATAATTTTATTTCTCCTAAACTAGCTACATTATATTTAACAATTAATGGCATATTATTTTCTAAATAAATTTCAATTTGACTACATAAATTAGTACATTTTATAAAATATACTAAATTTTTTAATGAAAATTCTCCTTGTATAATTTTTGTTAATTCTTGTTTTTGAATAAATTGCATAGAACCAGACATTTCTGTTCTTCTAATTTCAGCATTTGCAAATTGACCACGACATATAAATATAAGTTCATCACATACCGATTTTATTTCTAATTTTTCCGATATATTTGCCATATCTCTAATTATCTTTTGAAAATCAACTGATGGCATATTAATAATTGATGAATAATTTACATTTGGTATATCGTGTTCTTCATTTTCTGGTTCTATTAATCTCAATTTTTGTGTTTTACATTGTTTTATATCTCCATTTTCAAATCTTAAACCTAGTTCTGTTATAACACCGTCCGTATAATCATTTTTTTCTATAAAAATAGTTAATGTATCATCATTATCAACTGAACTAATTAATTTGAATAAATGTAACATATTTACACCTATAATAATTTTATCATATAAACATTCATATACTTCAAAATTATCCGCTTTTAAAAATAGATGAACTAATATTGTATGTGATTTATCCATATTTATAATTTTTATACCTTGTTTTGTGAAAATTATATTAGTATCTAATAGTATATCCTTTAATGCACTCATCAAAATACGAAATGGTGCAATTTGTACAGTCTTTATAGTTAATACATTTGAATCATTTATGTATGATGACATTATTAAATACTTATGTTTATATTTTAGAAAATCTTTTTATATTATATTGTATTTTTAATATTATATTTATTTATATCATATTAAATAAATTTTACAATATTATATTATATTTATTTATGTTTTTAAATAAAATATTAATCTTTTTTTTATTTGTACAATCTAATTTTTCATTAAAATTTCATAATATTAAAACTATTAAACTAATGTATAGAAAAAATGATCTTAATTATGATATATACAATAATATATATTATAATACAAATCATAATATATTAACAGCTGAACATATTTTTTGCAAATCATTTATAAAAATTTATAATAATGCACATTTAGATGCACATAATATATTTTTGACATCGGCATATACTAATACCTATCGTAGTAATTATAAATATATTGATACAAAAAATATAGATTATATATCTAAAAAAAAATTTCATTTTATTGACTCTAATAATTATAGAAATACCAAAAATAAATTATTTCTACCTTGTAACTATTCTCGTGGAATAATTGCTAGAACTATAAAATACATGTTGTACAATTATGATAAATTATTATTAGAAGATATTATTATTGATGAAGAAACACTGGAAAAATGGGATATTGATTATCCACCTACTAAATTTGAAATAAAAAAAAATGAATTAATTAATAAATTTCAAGGTAATAAAAATATTTTCATAAATTAAATTATTTCTGCACCTGTAAAATTTAAATAATAATAATAATAATAATAATAATAATGAAATATACATATTGATAATAACAACATTAATAATATTAAGTATTTTATAAAATAATTTGCCCATAACAACCCAAAATATTATTTATAATTCTAATTCAATAAATATTGGACAGTGATCTGATGACATTATTTCATCACAAATTTTTAATGATTTCACTGATTTTGTTAAATTATATGTAATTAATATATAATCTAACCTCCATCCATTTGTATTTGCTCTTTTTTGTTTCAAAAAGTTTGACCAATATGTTGAAATTCTATCTTGTTCTTTTGATAATCTAAATATATCTGTTAATTTATTTTCTTTCAATAAATCATTGAACATAGTAATTTCCATCTGCAAATGTCCAGCTACTTTATTTAATTTTTGTTTTGAATTTGATACATCTAGTTCTGTTAGAGCTACATTAAAATCACCACACAAAACTAATTCTTTATTTGTAGAAGTTATTAATTCATTTACATAATTTGATAAATTATTATTGAAATTTTCTCTATATGTAAATCTATCACTTGTTATTGATTGTGAATTTGGCACATAAACATTAATTAAAACAAACTTTTCAAATTCTAATACAATTATTCGACCTTCACTATCAAAACATGGAGTTGGTAACATATTTATTGGTTTTATTTTTGACCAAATACTTGTGCCACTTAATCCTTTTCTTTGTGTAATTCCATTAGATGAAGCCCAATATCTATAAGGATAATTATTTTCTATAATTTCATTTAATTTTATTTGATCTGGTTCACATTTTGTTTCTTGAATACATAAAATATCAATATTTTCATTGTGTAAAAAATCAAAATTATAATTTTTTATTCTAGCACGGAGTCCAGCAACATTCCATGATGCAATTTTCATATGTTATTATTGAATAATTATATATTAATCAAGATATAATTATTAAATAATATCAATTTTATATTAAACTATCATTATAAATTATTTATTTTTAGACGCAAAATATCTATTTCTTTTGATAAATTTTCTATCATTTTATTTTGATTATTTATTATTTCAAAAATATCATTTAAACTTTGAATTTGATTCACTTTTATTATATTGTTCATATTAAATTCTATATTGTTTAATTTACTATTTATTATATTATAACTTGTTTCATTTGTTATAATTGATTCTTTTAATCCAGCAATACAATAGTTAAATATATTATTATAATTTAATTTATATGGTTCGGTTTCTGAACCTTTTATTACACTAAAACTTAAATCATTTATTTTTTCTACATCTTGGGCTATTAAACCTATTTCTTTAATATATGGTTCTGTTATTTCACCTGTATAATCTATATTTTTAAAAGTAGTAGTTTTATCATATACTATTGGATTCAAACTTTTTATAGTATTCAATGTATTTGTTAAATTTTTTTCATTATGTTTCAATCTATCATCACTTGGAATTGGTCCACCCATTGTTAATCCTGATGATGATGATGATGATGATGATGATGATGATGATGCAGTGAATTCTTGTGTTCCTATAAATATTTTTGTTTGTGCATATAAAATGTTACATGATATATCATTACTACATATATCGCTACAAGATATATCACCATTTATTGATATATCATTATTTATGTACAAATTATTTGCACATATATCATTACAACATATATCTACACATGATATATCACCATTTATTGATATATCATTATTTATGTACAAATTATTTGCACATATATCATTACAACATATATCTAAACATGATATATCACCATTAACAGATATATCATCATGTACATATAGATTTACTAAACTTAAATTTCCATTTATAGAAATATCATTGTATAATGTAAATGAACCAGTTGACCCCCCTAGTTTGTATTCTAAACCACTATAATTTGTTACTATTTTATCAGAATTACTAAAATCAATATATTTAGTATTTGATATATCTATTTTTTGATTGTTTCCATCAATAATTACATTTTTTATTTTTATTTTATTTCCATCTAGATCTAGATCTGATTTTGAAATATCTAAATCATAATCAGGATTTTGTGTTCCTATACCTATTCTATTATTTTCTGTATCAATAACTACTACATTATTATTATTTACATCATAATTATCACCTAATAAATTTACTGCTGAAACAAATTCATTAAAATTATTACCAGACATTTAAATTATATATAATATATATTTTAAATGTTTGATTATTGCATAATAAATTAATATTTATTTGTTTTCCAAAGCTTCTATTCTATTTAATAAATTATTATAATCTTCCAATGATATTATTTCTTTTTGCCAAAATGTTTCAAAAATATTCATTTGTTCAATATTATTATAATCGTCTTCAT